AAGTACACCAACTTCCAGAACAACCCGGGGAACACGGGCGCGCCTCGATCAACTGGGGTGGTGGGTGAAGCCACGCCGGTGATGAACGCCCCGTCACCCGCGCAGTCACCAGCCCCGGCCAGCAGCTCGCCGACGCCGTCAGCCTCTCCGTCCGCATCGGCGCCCACACGCGCCCCCATGCGGGGAACGCCCCCACCGCGCCCGGGTGCGCCCACCTCTGCCCCCGGCACGGTCATGCGCGGCACTCCGGGGCAGGTGACGGTGGCTGACCCGAATTTCGGCTCCATGCAGAAGTACCAGGACGCCGCTTACGATCACGCGATGCGGTCCCTGCAGCCGAGCATGGACCAGCAGAACCGCAAGTTTCATCAGCAGCTCGTCAACCAGGGGATCGACCCCAACAGCGCGGCGGGACGCAATGCAGCAGACCAGCTCGCCCGGAACCAGAACGATGCGCGGCAGAGCGCCTTGTTCCAGGCCATGCAGTTTGGTCAGGGTGCGCAGCAGCAGGCATTTGGTCAGGGGCTGGGTGTCGCCAATCTGGCGCAGCAGCAGGACCAGTTCGGCCGCAACCTGTCGCAGAACGACCGACACTTCCAGCAGAACCTTGGCTGGCAGAAGGACAGCTTCGCGCAGAACCGCCAGGACGCGAACACCGACCGCGCCATGAATATGCTGTCTCAGGCGCTCGGCATGGACTACAACATCTGGCAGGGCAACAACGCAGCCGCCGACCAGCGCTTCAACGCTCGCCAGGCCGTCGCTGGCTCGATCCCGGGATGGAACCCGGCCATGATCGACGTCAACGGCTCAGCCAACGCAGCCACCAACAGCCAGCAGGCCGCCTTCGATGCGCAGATGGCCACCAACCCGATGAACACGCTGTCCCAGGCCGGGGTAGCGGCAGCCGGGGCCTGGTCAGACGTTCGCCTGAAAGACAATCTCGTCAAGATTGGCGAGGTCAAGGGCCACAACGTGTACGAGTGGGAGTGGAACGAGGCCGCGGCAGAGCTGGGACTGGAAGGCTCCGAGGTCGGATTCATCGCCCAGGAGCTTCCGGGTGAATTCGTCACCATTGCCGACAACGGCTACCTGGCCGTCAACTACGCTGCGGTGGTGGCCTGATGGCTGCCCCTGGTTTCACGCTGCCCGGGATGGTGAACCCGCCCCAGGCCGCGCAACCTGCCGGGGCGCCCCCGATGACGGCACAGGCCGCCGCCCAGCAGTACGTGCAGCCGCCGCAGGCCCAGCCCGCGCCCGGTGGCCAGGGTCTTGTGGCCGGGGCCGGCCAGCCGCCGGGGACATGGGCCGACATCCTCGGTCTGCAGGCCGTGGCCGAGGGCCGCATCAGCCAGCACGACCTGGCGCAGGCGGGCCTCCAGAAGGCCGCTGGAGGCGCTACCACGCTGGGTGAAGCCCTTGCGCTATCCCTGGCCGCCTACGCCAACTCCAGGGGCCGCGACAAGGCCGGGAAGTCCCTAGCCGAGGCGATGGCCAAAGAGAAGGGGCTGGATCGCTATTACGAGGAGCTGGACAGGCTCGAGGAGCAGAAGCGAGCCGACGCGCAGGCCGCCGCCGAGCGCCAGCGTGAGGCCGCCCGACGCGCCGAGGAGCGCCTGAACGCCCTGAAAGATGAGCGCCGGGGGTGGGATCGTGAGGATGCGGTCAGCCAGCGTGAGCGCCAGCAGGCGCTTGAAGATGCCCGCCGGGAGCGTGGCTACGATGTCGCGGACCGGGATTTTGATGCCGAGCGCGAGGACGAGCGGGAAACTCAGGCTGCGGCGCCCCGGGTTCGCCCCCCGACTGCCAACCAGGCGCGGGAGGCGAAAAAGACCGAGATCAACATCAACGAGGGCCTCCGTTTGCTGGGGCAGTTCCGGGAGCAGTTGGACAACAGTCCGAGCTGGCGCGACACCGGCCCGATTGACGGCCGGGTCCCGGGCAAGTACACGCAGAACCTCGAGGCGCTCACCAAGCAGTTCTTCCCCATCGCCAAGTCCCTGATGCGATCAGGCGGCGAGGGTCCGTTCACCGACAAGGATGCCGAGGATCTGATGCGCGCCCTCATGTCGCCTACCAAATACTCAGACGTCAACCGAGAGATCATCGACAACTGGGAGCGGCGCCTGAAGGCATACCGCGACGGCCTGAGCGAGGTGGCAGGGCAGCCGACCAGCCCCGAGCTGCCGCCCGAGGTGCTGGAGAGGCTCTCCCCGGAGGCCCTGCAGTACATCAACCAGGGACAGTAAGTGAACCAGCAGCAGCTTGTTGAGGCGATCAACGCCGCGGCCGCCAATGGCGACCAGAAGGCGGTGCAGGAGCTGACGTCAGCCCTTCGCGCCCTGCCCATGCGCCCGTCGGACATGACGCCGCAGGAGGCGATGGCCGAGCTGGGCGAGCTGCCCCCGCGAGCCAGCGAAGGAATGTCAGGCGGCGAGCGCTTCCTGGCCGGGATGGGCCGAGCGCCTGTTGCTGTGGGCCAGGGTGTCACGCAGATTGCGAAACACGTTACCGGGGCCGAGGACGCTGACGAGTACGACGAGTACGTCGAAGGCGAGGCTCGCCGGTATGAGGAGGATCTCGGAAAGACCGGGGCGGCCCAGGCCGGGAAGCTGGCCGGGGACCTGGGGATCACCATGTCGCCGGCCAACGCCGTCAGCCGGGCCGTTCAGGCCGCTACTCGATTGGGGCAAGGCACGAAGGGCATGGTGGCCGGCAACGTGGGCGCCGGGATGGTTGAGGGTGCCGTGCAGCCTGTCACGGGTGGAGACTTCGCCCAAGAGAAGGGCCAGCAGATCGCCGTGGGTGGTGGGTTTGGCGGCGGCGCCGTGGTGGCGCTCGAGGGCCTTCGCAGGGGCATCCCGGCCATCGTCAACTCCCCGGGGACCGCATACAACACGCTGACCCAGCGGGCCGAGGGCCGAGGCGCTGGCGTCGGAAGGGACGCCGACAGGCTGGGCATCAACCTGCCGGCAGGCGCCCGTACCGGATCAAAACCAGCGATCATGGCCGAGAACCTGGCGCGACAGTCCATTTTCAGCATGGACCGCGCATTCCAGGCAGACCAGAGAATCGCGCAGCAGGCCATGCGCTCCATCGATGGCCTGATGAACAGCATCGCGCTCGGGGCGACAGACCGCACGACCCTGGGCCGCCAGGTGCAGGAAACAACAAACCGCGCCATCAACCGTTTCGTGAACCAGCGCAACACGCTGTCGCAGCCTTTCTGGCGCGAAGTGGACCGTGCTGGAATGAAGTTTCTGCCGCTCCCCAACGTCCAGCAGCGCCTGATGGGCGTTATGGACGAGTACCAGGGCGTCATCGGGAGCGAAGCCAGGGGCATCAGCTCAGGCGTGAGCGATCTACTGGGTGCGCTCGGGGAGAATGGCGAGATGTCAGTCCGCGCCCTGGTGCGGAACCGGCGCGAGCTGGCCCGGGTGGCGGCGGGGAAGTCGCGGCTGCTGGGTGACCAGGTGTCGCCGGCAACGCAGCGCCGAGTGGCGGCCCAGCTCCTCGAGGCCATTGATCAGGACCTGGAGTCAGCCTCGGACCTGATCGGCGGCGAGGTCGGTGCAGCCCTGAAGGGCGCGAACATGGTATGGCGGCAGTATTCGCAGGCCATTGAGGCCATCGAAAAAGGCCCCCTGGGGCGCCTGCTGGGCGAGGATGTCGCGCAGACCATCGGCACCCCTGAGTTCAACACCATCGACCCGGACGATGTCCTGAACCGCCTGTTCCGGCTCCCGCCGGAGTCCATGCGGATGGCCGTGAACACGCTGCGGGACGTTGACCCGTCCGTGGTGGACGGCCTGCGCCGTCAGTACATCCAGGACGCGATGGATCAGGGCATGAGTGTGCCGCCCAGCGCCGGCCAGAATGTGGTCCCGTTCATCCCGAGCAAGTTCCTGAGCAAGCTCGGCTACACGCCGCAGGATCTGCGTAAGCAGCAGGCCCTGTTTGAGCCTGGCCACATCAAGGACATCCAGGCCGTGCAGCGAGTGCTTCGCGCCTGGGGTGACCAGACAGGTCGCAACTTCTCAGGCACGGGACCTGCCAACGAGGCCCTGCAGGTGTTCAACAGCATTGCGAACATGAGCAAGTCCGCGGTGATGACCACCTTCGGGCAAGCGGTTGGGACGCGCCGGATCGCGGCCGCAATGGCTGACCCGACTGGTGCGCGCTACGTCAAGGATTTGCTGGAGGTGCCGGAAAAGGTGCGCGTCGGCAAGATGGAGCTGGATCTACCAGCGCTTGAGCAGAAGGCGGCTTATGTGGTGGCGCTGCTCGGGGTCCAGTCTCAGGATCAGGCCGCCAACCAGATAGGTCGGCAGGAAGAACAGCGTAACGAAGCCTACGGCCAGTAAGACCATGCCCCACCAGGGGATCGGTCCGGTCAAGTTGAAGGGTATCGGGATCATGGCCACCGGGAGCCAGGGCGCCACCGTGGCGCACCAGAAGTCCACGAACCCCCGGAGGGAGAGCGGGTATGCCCGTATATGACTATCGCTGCGGCTCATGCAGCAAAGAGTACCACAACATCAAGAACACCGTGGCAGAGCGCCGCGAGAAGGCGCCCGTGTGCTGCGGGGAGAGGGCCGGGATCATCATCCGGCCGCCCCGGGACGCATTCATGGACTACTTCGAACCATACGAATGCCCGGTGACGGGCGTTGGCGTGGCGACGAAGCGGCAGCGCAAGGACATCATGGCGCGCCACAACCTGGTGGAGGGCGGCGAGATTCGCCTGCGAACCGTCAAGGAATACTGAATTAAGACCGGGCAGGGTCGCATGGATGCGGCCTCCCGGCAGTTCCAGCCATTGGCTGGCCTCCGTGCTGGCCCCCCTCGTGGGGGCCTTTTTTATGCCCCGGGGGACATCTTTGGACGTTATGCCCGGAAGGGTATAAGGCCATTCCAGGGACCAAAAAAGGTCCCGATTACAAATAGGAGAACGCCCTGTGAGCGACAGCGAACAGTCAGACGTATCTCTGGACGATGAAATCAGCGCCCTGCTTGACGGGGATGTGACTGATGACACGCCGGAGGAGCAGGAGGCCGCAGAAGCGGCTGCAAACGAACAGGAAGGGGATCAGTCGGCTCAGGATGCCGTCGAGGAGGCGCTGGAGGCGCTTTCGCCCCCTGACCGATGGGACCAACGGTACAAGGAAGCCTTCAACGCCCTGAACAATCCCGACGGGCTGAATCCCCGGGACGTTCAGCAGGCATGGCTCGACTACCACAAGGAGCGACAGGGCTACCACACGCAACTGGAGCAGGAGCGGGCGTACTACGCGAACCAGCTCCGCGAGTTCCAGGAGGTGGTGGAGCCGTACAACCAGACCTGGCAGATGGCTGGCCTGACACCCGCGCAGGGCGTCCGGCAGCTCATGGGCTGGGCCGGATCTCTCCAGAAGGACCCGCAGGGGACCATCGAGCGGCTCGCGCAGTCTGTCGGCATTGACCTGGCCGAGTACGCGCAGCAGAAGCTGCAGGAACAAGAGTGGCAGGACCCGCAGGTCAAGGGTCTTGAAAAACAAGTGAGCGCGCTGACGGCTCACCTCCGGGGCCTGCAAGAGCAGACACTCCGGGGTCAACAGTCAGCACAGGAAGCGGCAATTGATCAGCAGTTGACCGCCTTCCGGGACGCCGTGGATGAACACGGGAACCGGCTCCATCCGCACTACGAAGCCGTCAAGGAAACGATGGGCGCCCTGGCCATGCAGCACGTTCAGCAGGGCCAGCCTGTACCCCCTCTCGACCAGCTCTATGAGCAGGCTACGTGGGCAGTTCCCACAGTCAGGGAGCAGCTTTTGAGGGCGCAGATGGAGCAGGATTCCGCTCAGAAAGCGAGCGCCGCCGAGAGGGCAGCGACAGCCTCAAGGTCCGTCAAATCGAAAGGGGCAGGCTCCGACACGGCGCCCGCCAAATCAATTGATGAGGAGCTGTCTGACGCCATCGACGCGATGGCCGGGTAACTCCATAGACCAAAGGGAAGAATCTCATGAGCATCAACCTCACCGAGTTGGTCGCTACCACGCTGCGCAATCGCCAGAAGGAAGTGGCCGACAACGTCACCAACCACAACGCGCTCCTGATGCGCCTCGAGGAAAAGGGTGGCATTTCCGACGCGGCCGGCGGTCGCACCATCGTCGAGGAGCTGATCTACGGGGACAACGGCAACGTGTCCTGGTACGACGGCTACGACACGTTCACCATCGTGCAGAACGAAGTGATCGACGCGGCCGAATTCGACTGGAAACAGCTCGGCGGCTTCATCTCCATCTCCGGCAAGGAGCAGGTGATGAACAGCGGCAAGTACGCGGCCATCAACTTCGTCAAGGCTCGCCTGAAGCAGCTCAAGGCCCAGATGCGGAACACCGCTGCGGCCTCGATCTACAGCGACGGCACCGGCAGCACCGGCCGTGAGTTTGGCGGCCTGCGTCTGCTGATCGCTGACGATCCGTCTGCGGCCGGCACGGTCGGCGGCATCGACCAGGCTGCGAACGCCTTCTGGCGTAACCAGATCCAGGGCGACACCACGACGCTGATCGACTCCAGCAACATCAAGGGGGCGCTCAACACGCTGTGGCTCAAGACCATCCGCGGCACCGACAAGCCGGATCTCCTGCTGGCGCCCTCTCGGCTTTACTCAGCCTACGAGGCCACGCTCCAGGACCAGCAGCGCTTCGCTGACGGCAAGATGGCCCGCGCTGGCTTCGAGAGCCTGAAGTACAAGTCTGCGGACTTCGTGTACGACGAAAACTGTACCGATGACCGTGTGTACTTCGTGAACACCGACTACCTGCACATGAAGTGTGCGCCCGGTCGGAAGTTCGCCACGGGCGAGGCCCGCACCATCCAGAACGCTGACCACGAGGTCATCCCGGTCTGGCTGATGGGCAACCTGACGGTGAGCAACCGCTCACTCCAGGGCGTCCTGCTGTCCTCGTAACAGCAACCTGGGACGGCCCCCTTCGGGGGGCCTCCCAACCCATAAAAAGACTGTCGGAGGTCACCTATGGATACGTTTTTCGAGCTTGACAATGATGTCCCGGCCACGAGTGTGCAGGACATCCTGGCCGAGCTGGCCGGCGGCAAGCGCCGCCCCAAGTACGTGTACATCTACACGCACTCCGTCCTGAATATCGCCAAGAGCCACGAGGCCGGGCATCGCGTCTATGACGAGAAGCCGTTCATCCTGGTGAAGCATCGCGCCAAGGATGACGGTGTGGCGCGCCCGGTCACCGAGGAGGACAAGAAGCTCTACGCCCGGGAGTGGAAACGCTACCAGGACAGCGTGGAGAGCGAGAGCGAGCCGGACGTTCGCCTGCTGCCTGCCTGCACGGTCTCCCTGGCCGCAGAGCTGAATGGCATGGGCATCAAGAAGGTTTCGGCCCTGATTGCTCGCCAGGACGAGCTGGGCGAGCGGTTCGCCAAGGTCATCAAACAGGCAGAGCAATGGCTCGCCATGAACGAGGAGGACGAAGATGCCAGCGACAGTTGAGCAGAGAGAGCTGCCGGCAGAGAAGGTCGAGGGCGGCAAGCTGGTCCGGCTGGACACGTACACGCAGGTGTTCGTGGCCGATGAGCCGGAACCCGAGCCGCAACCGAAAAAGCGCAAGCGCCGGAGCAAGTAAGTGACCCAGATCGCGCAGCTCCTTGACGGAGTGATGAACGAGTGCAACTTCCGGGCGAAGGGCAACTACGCGAACGCCACGAGCCAGGACGAGCGGCAGGTATTTCGTCTTGCCAATCGGGCGCGCTCGTCCATCCTGCGCTACCCCTGGGCAAAACTGCGCCGGTTCGGGGAGCTTACGCTTACCACGGACACGGTTTACAACCTGCCCGCGGACTTCCACGGCCTGATCCCGGACACCCCGCGCACCAACTCCCGGGTGCTGCCCGTGGATGTCAATACCGACCCCGCTATCTGGTCCTGGCTGAACACGCGCCAGAGCATGGCCGGGGCGCAGTACCGCACCCGATGGTTCCGCGACAGGGTGGAGTTCTACCGCCCCCGGGCGGGAGATGTGGTCCGGTACGAGTATTGGTCCAGCCATCCCATCAACGACATCGGCGGCAGCTCCAAGGAAAAATTCACCGCGGACTCCGACGAGTGGATGCTGGACGATGACCTGCTGACCTGGCAGATCATCTGGCGCTTCAAGAAAGCCAAGGGCATCGAGGACTGGCAGTTTGACCAGATCGAGGCCAACGCCTACATGAAAGAGTTCATGGGCAGGCAGGACCCGCCCAAGACGGTGAACCTGGCTGGCGGCAATGACTGGCTGGCCGGGGAGCCGCATACCGACCTGTGGCTTGACTGATGCCGCTCTACAACTTTGAGGCGCCCACGGGCGGCTGGAACGCGCTGAACAGCCTGGACGGGATGCCGCCGAATGATGCGGTGACCCTGGTCAACCTGGTGCCGGATGCCGGGTACGTTCGCACCCGGGGCGGCTACCGTGAGTTCGCTACGGGGCTGGGCGCGCCGGTTCGGTCCCTGATCGGCTACCAGGGCGGCACCACCGACACGCTGCTGGTGGCGGCAGGTGGCGCAATCATTGACGCCAGCGCGGGCGGTGATCTGTCCGCAGCCGTCCCGCTCGGGACCGGGTTCAGTAACAACCGGTGGCAGCACGTTCACCACACGGGCAACGTGATCATGGTCAATGGCGCGGACCAGCCCCAGCGCTTTGACGGCACCACCTTGTCGGCCTGCACCTACACGCTGGCCAGCGGCGAGACCGCCACGCTGGATCCGACCAAGTTCATCCAGGTGAACAACTTCAAGGGGCGCCTGTTCTACGTCGAGGAAGGCAAGCAGGGATTCTGGTACTGCCAGGCCGGCAGCTTCCAGGGCGAGATGCGCTACTTTGACCTGTCGCGCCTGACGCAGACCGGCGGCGAGCTGTCGTTCATGCTCACCTGGACCCGCGACGGCGGCGACGGGATTGATGACCTGGCCGTGTTCGTGTTCAGCACGGGCGAGGTGCTGGTCTATCAGGGCGATGATCCCGAGGACATCCTCGCGTGGTCACAGCAGGGCCGGTTCCGCATCGGTGAGCCGCTCGGCAGGCGCTCCTTCGCCCAAGTGGGCGGCGACAACATCATCCTGACCCGGGACGGCTGGCTGAACCTGTCAGCAGCCCTGCAGGAGGGGCGGTATTCCGAGGGCAGCGCCTACAGCGTGAAGATCATCAACGCAGCCAAGCGCGCAGCCAGCGCCTACGGCAGCAATGACGGCTGGGAGGCGGTGCTGTATCCCCGCGGCTCGCTGTTCCTGATCAACGTCCCCATCGGCTCGGGCATCTTCCACCAGCACGTTCGGAACACCAACACCGGGGCCTGGACGAAGTTCACGGGCTGGGATGCTGAAGCATTCGGGGTCTGGAATGACAACCTGTACTTCGGGGACGCGGCTGGCCGCATTCTGCAGGCCGATGTCGGCACATCCGACAACGGGGACTTCATTGACTTTGAGGCCGTGCCGGCCTTCCAGCATCCCACGGGGCGCAGCTCCCGGGTTCAGGCGACGGCCGCGGAGGTGGTCACCAACTTCGTATTCCCGGCAGACATCACGCTCGAGGGGCTGGCCGACTACGACAACCCCACGCTCCCGGCGGTGGTCAGCCCTGACGAGGGGCCGGTGTCCGAGTGGGACCAGGCCGACTGGGATGATTCGGCCTGGGCCTCGGACGAGACCAAGACCACACGGGGCTGGCAGACCATCATGGCCAACGGCTATGCGGTGACGTTCAACATGAGATTCAGGTCCAGGGCGCAGCAGGTGTTCTGGTACTCCAGCAATATGCTGGTCAAAGCAGGAGGCTCTATCTAATGCCATGGCAAAACGGTAACGCAGTACGAAACAACGGCACCTTCACGGGGAACCAGGTGTGGCAGGACGATGCCGCGGCCGGCACCAAGATCCTGGCGTCGAACCACGACAACCACGACCAGGACCTGGCCGACATGATCGGGGAAACCCTCCACCGGGGCGGCCAGAACGCCATCCTGGCCGACATCGACTGGGGAGGCTATCGCATCAATAACCTGGGGGACCCGGTCGTTGCATTGGATGCCGCGAACAAGGGTTACGTGGACGGCCTCGAGACGGCAGCCCGTGCGTACACCGACGCCGAGGTGGCCACCCTGGACGGGCAGCTCGCCGCAGTCGCCAAGTCAGGAGCCTATGCCGACCTGACCGACGCGCCCAGCCTGTCTGCGGTCGCAACATCCGGCGACTACAACGACCTGTCCAACAGGCCGGTAGGCGGCGGCAATGAATCCATCATGTACGCCGAGGTGTCCGGGACCTCTATCCCGATCAACAATAGCCAGTCTGTTGTCAATGCAACGCTGACCAACACCAACGTCCTGGTTGGGAGCGGATCATTCACCTCCACTCAGTTTGTGGTGCAGGACACCGGGACATACCGGCTCTCCATCGAGCTGGAGATGTTCGCTGAATTTCCCACGGTCCCGGTGCGATTCCAGGTTTTGCCATACCTCACCAGCCCCAACAGCTCGCTTGGCAGCAGGACCTTCCGCAGCAGCGAGCGGGGGCGCTCCACCCATTCGACATTCTTCGTCTTTGACCTGTCGCCAGGTGACGCCGTGTACCTACAGTTTCGGTACAACAACGACCTGGACACCAGCTCAGTCAACCTGGACTATGAGGGTTCCGTCCTGCTAGAGAAGCTGGACTGACACCAGCTCGCCACCAAAACGCGCAAGCCCCTGATTGCAGGGGCTTCGTCACGCATTCGTAATGCGTAGGTCAGGTGTTCGAATCACCTTGCCGGCACCATTTCAAACCCCCGTCCCGCCTAGCTTTCAGCCGATCCCCTCCAAAATACCGCGCATCACCCTG